TCAGGTGCAGGATTTAATACAATAACAAACCCATTAACACAATCGTTGGTAATAAGTGACGGTACATCAAATGCGGCATTTACTTCAGGTAGTAGTTTAACATTTGATGGTAATACATTACAGGTATCTGCAAGTACTGCCATAGTTTCCGCAAAACAACCATTACGTGTTGTGTATAATCCAACAGCAACACCACAATCTGGAAGTACCGGTGTGGGTATATTATTTGCGTCAGAAACAACAACAACTGAAAATGTTGAAGTTGGGACTCTTGATTATATTTGGGGATTACACACTAATGGATCAGAATGGGGTCAGAGTCAAATTAGATTAAAAGATGCTGGAACAACTGTATTATCTCATATGTTTGCTCCTGGTGTTATTGGTTCATTTAATGGTGGACTAACAGCTATACATGATCAACTTGGTGACTTTAATGGGACTTTCCCCGATTACAAGGTCTATGCGTCGGGTAGTACAACCGATGGTAATACTAAATCACTTAATTTTAATGTTAAAGATACTCCAACAGGTCTTGCTGTTCCAAATGATACAACATGGATGTTTACTACATATGTTGTGGCAAGAAGAACTGATGCTGATAACGAAAGCGCGGCATATTGGATTCAAGGTGCGATTGATAATAATGCTGGAACAGTTGGGATGGTGGGTATTCCCCAAGTAACGGCAATAGAAGATACTGCCGCGTGGAATGCAACGGCAGCTGCTTTGGCAGGAAGATTTTTGATACGTGTCACAGGTGAAGCTGCAAAGACTATTTATTGGAACGCGGTAACACATATTGTTCAAGTTAGTGGATAATTATAGATAAATGGAGTTATAAGATATGTCAAATTGGTCACAAGATTTACGTGGGGCAAAAAATCTTTCAGAAGTAAGTGCTAGTGCAGCAATTAGTTCAGGAACACTTACACTTGATTTGAGTACCGCCGGTGTATTTTATGTTGCATTAAATGCAGACATATCAACTCTTACAATATCTAACACGCAGAGTACGGGTACGTCTGCATTTACACTCGTGTTTACCGCCGATGGAACTGCACGTTCAGTCACATGGGGCGGCTCTATATTGTGGCCCGCGGCCGCTTCCCCCGTACTAACGTCTACGAATGGAAAAGAAGACATTTTTTCATTTATGACACTTGACGGTGGAACCACTTGGTATGGTTTTGTTGGTGGGCAAGATTTGTAAAGGTATGGTATGCCATTTATAAAAAACATAACAATACAAAAAAGTAGATCTTATATTGGTTCTATTTCTATTCCTGTTGTTATAGGAAAAGTTGGTGCGGGATCAAACTTTTCACTTTTTATAAATGGAAATACGGGAAGAGCTTGGGGATGGGGATTGAATTCCCTAGGGCAATTAGGCGATAATACAACCACGTGTAAATGTACACCTGTATCGGTTTTAGGTACAACAAAAACATTTTGTCAAATAGCAGGAGGTGGCAGTCACACAATCGCCATTGATAAAAACGGTGGAGCTTGGGCATGGGGGACAAATACAAATGGTCAATTAGGTGACAACACACTAGTGTCTAAACGAACACCTGTATCAGTTTTAGGTACAACAAAAACATTCTGTCAAATATCAGGTGGTAGTAATTACACAATCGCCATAGATAAAAACGGGAGAGCTTGGGCATGGGGCAATAATGGAGCCGGTCAATTAGGTATCAATTCACTCGTATTACAACAAACACCAGTATCTGTTCTAGGTACAACAAAAACCTTTTGTGAAATTACTGCAGGTATCTGTCACACAATTGCTATAGACAGAAATGGCAGAGCGTGGTCTTGGGGTCTCAATAGTGCTGGCCAACTTGGTGACGGAACCGTAATTTCAAAATTGACCCCAGTTTCAGTTATTGGTACTGTAAAGACATTTTGTAAAATTACTACGGGTGCCTCTCACACGATTGTTATAGACAAAAATGGAAGACTTTGGGGATGGGGTGGCCGATCCTTTGGACAGGTAGGGGATAACACGAGTGCCTTTTGTACAACAACTCCAGTTTGTATATGTGGTGCAATAAAAACATTTTGTAAAATATCTGCCGGTGCTTGTCATACGCTTGCCATAGATAAAAACGGAAGACTTTGGGCGTGGGGAAGAAATGTGTGGGGAGAACTTGGCGATGGAACTCTCATACAAAGAAATACACCTGTTTCAGTTGTTGGCACAGTAAAAACATTTTGTGAAATAGCGACTGGAACTTGTCATTCACTTGCAATAGATAAAAGTGGAATTGTTTGGGCATGGGGAAACAATGGTTTTGGTGTGTTGGGAAATAATATAAATGGACTATCAAAATGTACACCTGTATCTGTCTATGGTACAAAAACATTTTGTCAAATTGCTACTGGTGGTGCATTTTTTACATCTCACATATCCGCGATAGACCAAAATGGGAGAGTTTGGGCATGGGGAAATAATCTAGCAGGTCAATTAGCAAATAATTCCACTTCAGTGCAATACTCCCCAGTTTCAATTCTTGGTGTAGTAAAAACATTTTGTAAAATAAATGTCGGTGCTTGTCATACGGTTGCCATAGACAAAAACGGTAGAGCTTGGGCTTGGGGATTCAATGGACAAGGGCAATTAGGTGACAATTCACTTACATCTCGCCGTACTCCTGTATCTGTTCTAGGTACAACAAAAACATTTTGTCAAATAGCAGGAGGTAGCAGTCACACAATCGCCATTGATAAAAACGGCAGAGTATGGGCTTGGGGACTAAATACAAATGGTCAATTAGGTGACAACACACTATTGTCTAAACGAACACCTGTATCAGTTTTAGGTACAACAAAAACATTTTGTAGTATTTATGGTGGCAATCTGTATAGCACTGGCATTGATAAGGATGGTATAATTTGGAGTTGGGGATTGAATTCAACCGGTCAATTAGGTGACAACACACTACTGTCTAAAACTACACCGGTATCATTGGTCGGAACACGAAAAACATTTTGTAAAATAGGTGGCGGTGGTGCCCATAACACTGCTATAGACCAGTACGGTCAAGTGTGGGCATGGGGGTCAAATGGCTCAGGTCAATTAGGTGACAACACATCAACCCAAAAATGTACACCGGTATCATTGGCCGGTGTAAAGAAAACTTTTTGTGAAATTGTTGGTACAAATTCACATACATTGGCAATAGATAAAAACGGAAGACTTTGGGCATGGGGGGTAAATAGTGTAGGTCAATTAGGTGACAATTCAATAACACAAAGACTCACTCCGGTTTCTGTTGCCGGTGGAACAAAAACATTTTGTAAAATTGGTGTGATTGGTTCTGGCACTTCTTACGCTATTGATAAAAACGGAAGACTTTGGTCATGGGGGCAAAACCTTTTTGGCCAAGTAGGCGATTTCACACTTTTTTACACAACCCCAATTCGAGTTTGTACTATTTGATAATTATTAGTATATTATATGTTATGTTATAGATAAAGGATTTAGTTATGTCAAAAAAACAAAAAGATACGTTAGTTCTTACTATTTCTATTGGTGAACATTATGAAAAAGTAAGAAAGTTAACAGAGTCGTCTATTCAGGCTTACGCGAAGAAAATTGGTTCAGATTACTTGAACATCAATGAGTTCAATCCACATTACATTACACAAAAGTGGAATAAGTTTCATATTCATGAACTTTTGAATAAATACCGCCGTATTTTATATCTTGATATTGATATTCTTATCAGAGAAGATACTCCAAACCTTTTTGAAATTGTACCTGAAAACAAATTAGGTATGTTTAATGAAGGTCGTTATGTTCCACGATATGAGTATCTTGAACAGGCATCCGAATACTATGGAGAACCACTAAAACCGTGGGGAGGGCCATTTTATAATTCAGGTGTCATGGTAATATCAAGAATTCACAAGAATATATTCAGAATGCCAAAGGGAATTGATTTTGTTGAAACTGACCAACCATATATCAATCTTCGTATTCTAAACGATAGAGTTGAAATGTTTGATTTAGATTATAAATTCAATCGCATGGATATATTGGATAAGTTTTGTGGTATAAGTCGCTTAGATTCTTATATCGTTCACTACGCTGGTGCACCAGAACAACTCCAGTTAGAAGTTATACAAAAAGACATTGAACAGTGGAAATTAGATAAACCAAATTATAAGTACACACGGAACATTCTTATTTCTGTTACAGCTGGTATGGGAGATCAACTTTGTGCAGAACCGGCAATACGATATACACAAAAGTTATACCCCGATGCAAATATTAATGTTGTTACTCATTTTCCTCGTTTGTTTGAACACCTATCCTGTACTGTCATGGATTATGACCAATGGAAAGGTATCAATGATTCACTTATAACAATGTATTCTTGTCCAGATATAGGGCAGGCCGATCATCAAATGTCACACGTTTTGTTTCATCCGACTGATTTTGCAACTATGTCAATGATTAGAAGGACAATTCCAAATGCAGAAAAAACAATAAAATTGAAATTAGAAGCAGAAGATACAATGTCCGTTCTTAATATGATGGAAGGACGTAAAAAAGAAAAACCTATAATTGTTGTTCATGCCGGAAGATGGTGGCCATCCAAAACACTCCCACAAGATTGGTGGCAACAAGTTGTTGATAAACTATCAGAAAAACTCACGGTTGTTCTTATTGGTAAATCAATTGATGAACAACAGGGATATCTTCCAATTCAATGTCCAAAGGACGGAATTGACCTTCGTGATTTAACCACTCTTGGTGAGTTATTATCACTTATTTCGCTTTCAAGGTGTTTGCTATCAAATGATTCTTCACCGATTCATATTGCCGGTGCATTTGATAATTGGATTGTTACAATTCCAACGTGTAAGCATGAAGACCACATTCTTCCATTCCGTAATGGAACTCAATACTACAAGACAAAGGCGCTTCGTAAAGGACTTCTTCTTGATGATTTGGAAATTCGTCACACAGAATTTGAAGCAGATACAATTGACATGATTCCTGCCGGCAAAACACTCTATGATTATATTCCAGAAGTTGATGAAGTTATAAAGGAGGTATTCGATATCTATGACAACGAACGTTAATAAATTCGAATCATTCCGACCACTTATGAATGAGTGGGAATATAAGTTCATTGAGAAGTTTTTGACAAAGGATGATGTCCTACTCGAATGGGGCAGTGGTAATTCAACACTTTATTGGTCGGGTATTGTTTCCAAAGTTATTTCAATCGAACATGACATTGATTGGATAAATTCTTTGAGTAAAGTTATTGGTGCATACGATGTAAACAATGTTGAACTTCATTACATTGCAGCTCATTCACCACAACCAATTCCTTGCCGGTATGAACAATTCAAGGACTACATCAACTATCCAAAAGAAAAAGGATTGGAGTTCACAAAGATTCTCATCGACGGCCGAGCTAGAAAATATTGTGCAAAATCAATATGGGAAGTCATAGATGAAAGTGTAATTGTCTTTATTCACGACTTCAACCGACCTGATTATCAGATGACACTAAAATACTATGATTTAGTAGATGTAGAATGGAGGGGTCAGGGTATAGCTGCTCTACGAAAGAAAAAAGAAGTAATAGATGATGGGTCATATTATTGACGGTAATCTATCAAGAGACATATTTATAGGATATGTCTCTTTTTGTTTATGAGGAATTGATGTGGATTACATAGAAGTAGAAAATGGAGAAATAAAAGGTTATCCGAGACCATTACCGCAAAATTGGGCAGATGTTTCCAACTTTTATCTTTTGGAAAACGAACGTCTCCGCCAATATGGTTGGTATCCCGTTCGATTTGTACCTTCCGAAAAAACCAATAATGACATTGTGACGGGTCAACGTCTTGTGGTAGAAGGAACCGAAGTAGTTCAGTATGAACAAATAAGACCAAAAACACAAGATGAAATAGAACAAGAGAACATTCAACTTTTAGAAAATATTCGAGAAGAAAGAAACAAATTACTTTTTGAATGTGATTGGACACAACTTTCTGATTCGCCTTTAACAGCGGAACAGAAAACAGAATGGCAAACATATCGTCAAGAACTTCGAGATATTACAGATCAGTCTGACCCGAAAAATATTATTTGGCCAACTAAACCAGAATAACATTATGAATAAACTAATAGAACAAATAGTAAACGAACTTAAACTTCAAATATTCAAAGAGGAGGATTTAGGTGATAAAACTATCCTTGCAATTTATCCGGGCCGTTTTCAACCGATGGGTAGGCATCATAAAGCTTCTTACGATTGGTTGGCTAAAAAGTTTGGTAAAGAAAATACATACGTTGTTACATCTGATAAGACAGAACCACAAAGGTCTCCATTAAATTTTTCTGAAAAGAAAAAGATAATCAATAAACACGGAATAACAAATATTGTTAAGGTTAAAAGTCCTTATTTTCCAAAAGAATTACTTCAGAAATTTGATCCTGAAAAAACAGTCATAGTTTATATGATTGGTGAAAAAGACGCCGGTAGACTCTCTGGTTATAAACGTCTAATGAAGTACAATAAAACAACCGCTATTCCTTACAAGGATATAACAAATCCTTATGCATACTATGTTTATGCTCCTCATGTGTCATATAATATACCGTCATTTGGTGAAATGTCCGGAACAAATATTCGTAAAGCACTAGGTGATAGAACAGCAAAATTATCACAATTACAAGAAAGGTTTAAAGACATAATGGGGTGGTTTGATTCGAGTATATTCAACACGGTAATTAGCAAAATGAATGAACGTCGTGGACAAGTAAAAGAAGATTTAAATGAATGGTTTCGTGTCCTTTCAAATATGACACAAGTTCAGGGCGAATTGTTCTTTGATATCTTAAAAAAAGAATATGGAGACACAAAGGATCTTCTTCCAATTATTCAGAAATTTATAACAACTAAACAACTTTCAAATAGAGAAAAAGTAATTTTTCAAAAACAAATGAAAGATCTTCTAAAATTAGCTGGACTTGGTGCAATTGCTGCAATTCCAATACCCGGTACAATGTTATTAATACCGCCAATAATTCAACTTGCTAAAAGGTTCAAAATAAATCTTTTACCAGAAGGATTTAATGGGGAAGAAAAAGAATCAGAAAGACTTTCGGTTGTTAGGCGTGAATTTTGGAATGAAGTTTTTTCAGAAGTAGTAAAAGAAGATAAAATTTTGTTAAAAGAAGGTGGTGTTGCAGGACACATGACACATCCATTCGAGGACATGGGTCTTACATTCGGAGATCTTAAAGAAATGTTCAGACTAGGACTTTCCGGTGATATTTCTGTTGAAGGAAGTCCAACTGAAAAATTAGATGGACAGAATTTATTTGTTACATTTAAAGATGGAAAACTTTATTCTGCAAGAAACAAAGGTGATATCAAATCGGGTGGTATGGATTACAAGTCTATAAAAACAAAATTTAGTGGACGTGGTGAAATAGAAAAGGCGTTTACTTATGCCTTCCGTGATTTAGAAAAGGCAATACAAAAATTAAGCCCAAAACAACAAAACATGATTTTTAAAGGTGGTAAAGCTTGGATGAATCTTGAGGTTATGTATCCAGGCAGTGCAAACGTCATAAACTATGATGGTGCCTATATTGTTTTTCACGGAGTTTCTTTGTATAATGATAGTGGCGAAAAAGAAAAAGATTATTCAGAATATGCAACTATTCTCGCTGGTATGATTAAACAAGTTAATGCAAATACACAAGAAACTTTTAGTATCACTAAACCTAAAAAATTAACAATAGGTATGACAAAGAATTTTGAACAAAAGTTGAATGGGTTTATAACTAAACTAACATCACTTCAAAATAAAATGCGTTGTAGTGATGACGATACACTTGGGATGTGGCACCAAAGATGGTGGGAAAAATACATAACAAACCAAGTAAAAGAGATTGGTGGGACACTAGAACAATCTGAATTAGAAGGACTTGTGAAGAGATGGGCATTTTATGACAAGTCTTTTGCTTTAAATTCGAAGAATATTAAAGATACTAATGTATTGAGCTGGGCAAAAAATTTGGATAAGACGGGTGTTGGTGCACAGGTTAAAAAGAATATGGAACCATTTGAATCTCTTGTTCTACGGTTTGGAGCAGACGTTTTACAGAATGTTAGTGATGTTATGGCATTAAACCCTGAAAAAACATCACAAAAAATAAAACAAGATGTAGAGTCTGCTATACAAACACTTTCAACCTCAAAAAATGTTGAAGACATGAAAGTTCTTGACACACAATTGAAACGAATAAAAGCTGCTGGTGGATTAAATAAGATTGCTCCATTAGAAGGAATCGTTTTCAATTTTAACGGAAAAACATATAAACTAACTGGTGCATTTGCGCCAATTAATCAATTGCTTGGTTATTTCAAATTCAAGTGATATTTATAATAAATTGGTTTCATTCATTTTTTGGTGGTATATGTCTGATATAAAAATTGATAGTGTACGGGATATTGAAAAACCTATTCAGGGAACTCATGAATCCCAAAATACAATTCAAGTTGGATTTGCGGGTGAAGTTGAAGAGAGGATTACAAGAAAAGTTGGTGATAAATGGAAAGACACCGATGGAAATGAATGGGAACAAAAGGATGGTTATAGTATAAAGTTGGGTAAGGAATGGCAACAAGAACTCCATGAGTATTTAAAGGGGTTTCAAAATTGTCCAAAAGAAACTTGTACTTGTACTATGCCTAAAAAGTTAGACGAAAAGATGAGAATGGTGCATGGGATGTGTTTCGACTGCGTTGTAGATATGGAACACAAAATAAAGTTAGAAGGAAAATGGGACGAATATCAAAAACAAAAAATAAAACAAAATGCTTTGGCTTGGTTAAAAGAAGCTGAAAGAGATAAAAATCTGATAGCTGAAGAACTTTCTAAAGCGGAATTTGCAAATAGTTTCGGTGATGTTGAAAAATGGTCAGGTGGTCTGACAAAAGAACAACTCCTACAAAAAATAGAGGACGAGTTCGAACAATTTAGAAAGGATTTTATTCAAAAATTGGAGAACCCAAATGATGGATCAACTTAAAGCCGGTTTATCATCTATGATTTCAGATGTAGACGGTTCAGTGTCATCAAAAAGAGTTGTTACGTTTTTATGTGTAGCCGCCATGTTAGTAACTTGGGGTGCAAATCTATTTTGGGGATTTCAAATCACAGAGTTTATCTTTGAAGGTTTGATGTATATTATTATTGTTGGACTCGGCGTTGCAACAGCCGAAAAGTTTTCTCGTAAGGGTTCATCTGCACCAACAAATGTTGATTCATCATCTATAACATCTCACGTACAATAAGGG